GCTCGAATACTCAGGGTAGGTTTTAGCATCCCGATATGTAACCCCCAGTGGCACTTAGCGCGAAGCATTTGTTGCATAGGGCTCGTCCTTTTCAATTTTGTTTGCATCATGTGTTATAATCCATCTAACAGTTGCAGTTGTTGGGTCAAACCCATCAAACTTATATTTAGTGCACGCTGTCAGAAGTACCATCATCAATCCAACCCATATCAGTTGTTTCATAGTATTCGCCCTCCGAGTCACAGTCCCAGCATTGGTGCACTGTATCTTTACCTTCTGTTGCAACTTTTAAATATCCATTACCTTTGCAGGTTGGACATATGTGTATTGTTACTCTAGCTTTTTTTAACTTTGCCATTTAATTTTCTCGCTTTCTCATTCGCAATAGACTCAATGGTCTTCGATATAGACAATTTTGCATCAGGCAATATTACCTTCGACAATGATTCTAATATCTTGTATGTTTCGTGTGTTAACGAAACGTTTCTATATTTACTTATATCAGTCATAAGTGTGTTCCTTTCATTTATTTCTGAGCAATATATAGGATTGAGATAGGATTTGTCAATATGAAATTTGTATTAAGTTTAATAATTTGTTCTAGTCTTGCTGGAGAGTGTATGCCTCCATTTGATTGGCAGGAAACATTTAGAACTAAGTACGATTGTTTGACATTTGGCTATGAAGAGTCTCTTAAAAAAATGAAAGAGATTGGCAGAGAAGAAGTTAACAAACATGGAATATATCTTAAATTTTATTGCACACCTCACGACACAATTTGACAATGTGGCAAGATTGTGTTATGGGAGATTTATCTCACCACAATAACCTACACTCATTTTTCCCTCTTTAGTGTAGGTTTATCTACACATACAACCGACCATAGATCCACTGCCATCGTTCATAATATGCAGGTTTAATGTATCTACATAACCGGTTAGTTTTAATCTAAGGATGTCGCACAGATCAAAACAATCAATCTCGTTTAGAAGTTCTATCCCCTCTAACATCTTCTTGGTTACTGGTATCAATTGATACAGTCCGTCGTTCAGGATTATTAAGTCCATGCATCTCCTTTATAAGTTTATACCACAAGTCTTTATACTTTGGGTCCTTTGTCTTTTCCCAAAGATTAGCGACTTGGTCTATCTTTTTCGTCATACATTTTAGTTCCATATGTTAAAATTTTTTTCAAACCAGGTGCATGCAATTCTAATTTTGCATACGGCGACCAGGATTGTTTAATTAAATTTAATTCTAACAACAGAACAGACCACTGTTTTTGTGTTATGTTTTTACTTGTTATAGTTAGTTTCTTTTCTTTCATATCCAGAGACTAGGATATTTCGGGATGTTTGTCAACGGCCTTGGCCACGATATTTTTTGAACATACGCCGGCGGGATTTGTTCATTTTGCACAAGCTAGGGTTGCGTCCAATAGAAGTTTTGTGAAAGGTAGGTTCGTGAGCTACTTTAGAATATAAACCTTTTGCTTTCTTAGCCATTATTCAAGCCAATCTTTTACGTAAGGTCGGTGGTCCTTGACGCCTGATAAAATTGGTAAATAACTTATTTTACCATTTACATGTTGCTCTAAATCAGCACCACAATTCATACACCTATAATATTCTTTTGATAGTCCAACTAACATTGTGTACTCATCACACGTCGGACATTTCCCATTCACCACTTCGGCTGTTACTCTGAAATTTTTTCCTGTCATATGCTTTCTTATTCTTTATCACAATCTGACGGTAACGTCTATCTCTTAAAAACTTTGCTATTTTATTCGATGATGAGTTTCTTGATCGATTTTGAGCCATCAATATTATCTTCTAATTCTGCTTTACCCTTCCAACATTTATATGTAACAGATTCGGAAAAGGTCCTTTCCGCTTCGCGCTTCCCGCGCAGGCACATCGCCATTGAGTCTTGCAGTCGTGCCTCCTTAATTTCTCCGTTAATAAACATTAATAGCCCTACAACAGCTTCTATCATTGTGAGCTCCCGTTTTTATAATGGATTTCTCTATTAGCATCTTTTAATTTTTCTATGTCTTCTAAAACTTTATCCATTTGTTTTCTTAAAAATTCTATATTTACTTTATTTAAAGCCATTGATTCAATATGTTTATTCAACTTATCGGTAGACTTATAAAGATCTTCGATCATCATGAATTGCTCAGAATCGGCGGGCAATGAACCTAGTTGTCCACGTGGCCATTTAATTCTAAACTCTGTATTCTCTTCAAGATCTTTCTCCATTATCTGTATACGAGTGTCTGCAACATTGAGACGTTCTATGATTTGAAAATAACCCATGGTGCCAAGAGCGACGATTATTATCAATGAAGCAACCGTCTTCATCGGCATTTGCACAGCGGCTTCTTCAGATATGTTTAAAGGTTTCTTACTCATTTGTTTTTGGTTTTGGTGGCGGGAGTATAATATCTTTTAGCTCATATTTCAATGGTGAGTGATCCACCGGTCTTACACAAAAAGCCAGCAAACACATCAAAATTATCAGTATTGCGGTGAATCCGTAGTTCATAGCCACACCTCATTTTTTCTTTTCCTCAATTTCATAGAAGAACTTGTCCGTATCTTCTGTACGCCACGCTCTACTATCCTCTACGTTCCATTCAGACGTTTGGACTTTCCAATCTGGTATGTCATCTTTCACAGTAAAAGAAGGTATATCCCAAATTATTCTGTTGTTAGGTTGTGCTGCATAATTGCCATCATCTAATGCCAATATATGTGCGCACTTATGTTCGTGCGGAATTTCTGAATGGTCAGTGTCAACTATATTACTCTCTGGATGTGCAAAATCAACAGTAAATAAATATTTACCTGAGTGCCATTTTTTATCTTTGCCTATGTATTTGCCAGCTTGTCCGTCTAAAATATCCCAAGAAGTAACAGCAGGATAATAACTAAAACAATTCCAGAGCTCCAACTCATCAAGTCTACGTTTAGGAACTTCTTCCGGCTTAAAACCTCTTTGGATGAAGGCACTAATCGGTAAACGATAGAAGACAGCGCCGTTTTCCATAACTGCATGAAATAACAGAGCTTTCCCCGTAATGCTTGATAGGCCGAAGATGATACAGTCTTCAACTTCTCCATGATGTCTGGTAAGGTCATATAAGTACTCCCTTCTTATTTGAGCATATGTCACTGGTATGTTCGCATTTAAGTATGCCATAAATCATTTTATGTTTCCCCAGTTGGGACCTGATTCATAGTCTACTTTATTAGGTACCTCCAGGTTCACTGCCCCTTCCATTATTTCTTTTATCTTATCAGCATGTTCCTGAGATGCAATAGATATATCTAACTCATCATGAACTTGTATGTGAGGCACAATACCTTCTTTATAAAGTTCTATCATAGCTTTCTTTGTCATGTCAGCTGCTGATCCTTGTATCAATCTATTCAAAGCTTTGTATGTGTAAGCACGTTTAATCCCTGGTCCGTGTTCCAAGAGCGCTGCATC